CACAAGTCCAAGCCATACGACAGGCGAAACAGAACATCAGGGTGAGGAAGCTTAATGAGGCTCTCACAGACATGGCCGCCAAGGCAGCCGCCGTGACTGATGTGCAGCGCGAGAAGACCAGGGACCTAGAGGCGGCCGAGCGCCGAGTTGAGGCGCTCGAGAAGCAGCTGGACGTCAAAGACGAGGCTGTTGAACGTGCCAGGGCAGTGAGGCAAGCCTTGGAACGTGAGAGGGTTGAGAAATTCTCCCTCGTCAAGGGTGAAAAATGGAAGTTCAGGCCTATCTTTGGGACTTTCATTTGGATAGGGCGAGTCGTCACGGCCCTGACCATCCTGACAGGAGTCTTTTCCACTATGATTCTTGCCAGTGATGAGCACCCGATCTTTGTCGCCACAGCCCTGATGACCTTGCTGTGTGTGGTATTGATGATAGTCCTTTGCCGAACCAGCGTCCTTGTCAGGAAGGACGGTCATTCGTTTTCTTTCTCGCGCTGGTATGACCGCGAGACCGGCCCAATGGATCTCCGGGCCGACTCCATCTCGATGTCTAAGTTGAAGCACGAGAATGCACTGCTCTGTTATGTGCGCCACACCCATTGGAAAGATGGTGTGTGCGAGTCAAAAGAGTATCTTGTGTCCATGGAGTTGTTGACACAGCTTGCCACAGCTGCCAACATTCACCTTAGTGCTAATGAGGAGACCACCTGGGATAGAATCACTTACACTGCCAAGACGATCCAGACTATCAATATTGATCGTGGCCTTGTCCTTGAAGGGCATAATGTAGTTCAGACGACATGCATTGTCGCATTGGGAATGTGGAAAGCCATGTCCCATGACGTCAAGCATTTGGATTTTCCCAGAGCCCAGTGAGCAGCCGCGGTGGTGGGTTTGTGTATGGATATAGAGTCGGGGAGGTTCCACTCGCGCAGATTGCTCCTGTTAAGGATTCTGCGAGGGTAGTCAAGTGTGACGCCTCCCGGCCGCATGTGAGGCCTATTGTTCAGGCCACCTTGGGATGTTCTGTTCCCGGGGTGGCCCTCCCACATGCGTGTCCAGAAGACACAGACACCATGCTTGCTGGGATAGCCAAGAGATTTGCTTTTAAGCCCCCTACTCCAGACGAACAACTCTTGGCAGAGTTGCGTTCTTTTGTTCATGACTGGATCAACACCAATCTGACCCCCCTTTCCCCGGAAGAAGACACCAGCGTTGAATTATGGCTGGAGTCTACTTCTTACCCCGAATGGCGACGCAAG